CTCTGACATACCCGCCGTCACCGGATCGACAGACACGGCGCCGCTTGCCGGCTTCAGGACATCGGATGTCGCGACCTTCTCGGCCCACGGCCCCATCGCGGCTAGCGGCGGAGCGATAGTTGGACTGGTAGGCGCCGGAGTCGCGGGAGTTTGGTTCGTGCCGAGTCCCTTCAGTGACGACGCGATCGTCTGCTTCGCGGCGCTGAACCACGTCCCGACAGTGTCCTCGGCGTGACTGAGACTCGCGAGCGGGTTCTTCACGATCCATTCAAGGGCGCCGAGTTGCGGGAGGTCGTCTTTTGCGATCGTCGCGTGCGCGGGTTCTGAGAGCCACTCCGCCAGCGCGGGCGTCTCCTTCATCATTTGCGCGTAGGGCGTATCGATCCGCGTGGCACGTTCCTCGATGGTGTCGAGGTTGCGCGCGACGAGTCCGCCCGGAAGGCCATACTTGTTCGCGAGGCGGTAGGCGTTGGCGGCACGTTCCGGGGAGAGCGTGTCCTGTCCCGCCTGCTTCATGGAGACGCGGAAGCGCGACTCCGCGGCCTGATGATCTTCCTGAGCGACTTGGTCGAGGGCAAGACTGAGCGGATCGGCTGCCGGCGTAGGCGGTCCCGTTGTCGGGACTGCGGGCGTCTCCGGCGCGGGCGTGGCCGCGAGCGCCTCGTCGAGCGGGTTCCCGTAGGCCAGGGGCATCTACTTCACCCCGCCCATTTTCCGTTTCGCGCGCAGATACCAGTTGACGATGCTGTCGGGCGTTACCGGCTGCTGCGCGGCCCGGAGCGAGGCTTCGACGCGCGCACGGTCGGCCGCGGGGATGTCGTCCACGGTCAGATCCATCCCGCGCTTGATCTTGGCGGCCTGCCCCGGCGTCATGCCGAAGCCCCACAGCCCGCCCGTCGCAGGCGTGGCCGGCGTGAGGACGACCTGCTGCACGAGCGTATCCATGACCGCCTGCACCTGTTCATTGCTCGCGGGTTTGCCCGTGTCGGTCTGCCACTGTTCGACGCGGCGGTCGAGTTCCCGATGTAGTGCGTTCGCTTCTGGCGTGTCCGGGACAATGAAGGCGTCCGAGATCCCTTCGGTGAAGATTTGCGAGCGCGTCATCACCGCAGAGAGAACCTTCTCCGTTGCGGCACGATCGTCGTTCCGGATCGACAGTTGAAGGTGCGCGAGCTGTTTGAAGTCGGAGTCGTCGAGCTGGCTGCGCTTGGCGAGTAGGTTCACCTTGACGAAGTCGGTCGGGTTGTCGCCTGCCTGCTGGAGGAGCCCGTAGTAGATCGACAGGTCCGTCTCGACGGGTTCGCCCTTCGCCCGTGCCCGCGCATAGTTTCGCAACCCCGGACGTGCGTCCCCCGGCAGTCGGCTCAAGAGGTCCGTCGGGATGGCCGAGAACGATCCCGTCTTGTCGATGATGGCGTAGGCTTGTCGCGTGGCGTCCTCTTCCCCGTCGCGCGCCTGCTTCTCCGTCACGGCGATGTTGTGTTCGACACGTTCCTGCACCGCGTCCCGGAGCGCCGGGTCGGTGATTTCGCGCACCTTCGCCCGCTGCTCTGCCGGCGTGCCCCCCGCGAGGAGAATTGTGTCCGCCTGCTTCTGTGACTCGCCGCGCGTCGTCCCGAGTTCCAGCGCCTTCTCGACCCCGGCCAGAGCGTCCCCGTTGATCTGCGACTTCGCTTCCTCGAAGTAGGCTTTGGCCGCCTGCGCCTTGTCGACCGCCAGGAGCCGGTTGACGATCCCGACGTGCGCGTCGCTGGTGGCGGCGCTCGACATGGCCGTGATCTGGTCAGGCAGTAGGCCGAGCTTTGGCCCGAGCATCTGGATCGCGCCGACGGCATTCTGAATCTCCCGGCCGGCCCGTGGCGGATCGAGCGCGTTGAAGATCGCCGCGTTGACCGAGGTCTCGACGGTGGCCTTCAGGACGTCCTTCGAATAGTTCTGTTGCTCCTGGTAGGAGTGCCGCTTCAGGTTGATATCGAGTCCGAGCGCCTCATTCGCTTTCACTCGCGCGAAGGCGAGCCGCTGCCGATCCGTCTTCAGGCCAGCTTCCAACGTGCCGGCGAACTTCCCAAAGTCCTCCGTGATCGGCGCCTGCGACGCCATCGCATCGAGCCCGGTCTTCTCCTGAGCCTGTTGCGTGAGGTCCTGCGCGTGCGCCTTCAACTTCGTGCTGGCGTCGAGGACGGCCGTCTCGTCGGCGATGTCCCGCTCGTCCTGCCACTGCTGCGCGAGGAGGCTCGTCGCCTTGTTGGCGAACCCTTCCCCGATCTGCCCGATGGAACTCCACTTGCGCGCGTTTGCCTCCGCCACGCCCGCACCTTCCGATTCAGGCGTCTCGGCTGCCGTGAGGCGGACGTTAGGAAGAGCGTCAGGTACGATTCGGCGAGTACCGTAGCGAGCTACTTGCGGCACACGTTATCCCTCCGGTTGTTCGCTTGTTCCTTAACCGTGGCCCATCGGCAATTCCCAGGCTCGTAGTTGCCGTCGTTGTCGGGCCACCGATCGATAGAGTGTCTAGGCGAGGGACGTGGCCCCATGTCGGCGAGGAAATTCTCGAAAGAGTCGATCCATCTCGCGCAGATCGTTATGCCGCGCCCTCCCCAACACGGATAACCCGTGCTGTGCGGATTGAAACAGCGTTCCTTCATGCCTTTCCACGACCGATATTCTGGCGTGTATCTTTTTCCGTGCGTGGTGAAACTTGCGCGGCAAAACTCCGCTCTCCGCTCAGACGCCCAGCACCCGCAACTGGTCGTACGTTGGAGCCGAAGACGGTAGCCAGCGACGACACTTTCCTTGCCACAGTCGCAGACGCAGCGCCAAAGGGTTTTTTCACTGCGATCATTCAAAGCGCGGTCTGTCACGACGAGTCGGCCGAACCGTTGACCGACCAGATCAATCAAGCGTGGGGAGCGGGTAGAATGTAGAACAGCCATGACAGCGAGACCTCCGATCTCGTGGACGTGGTGAGGGACCGGCGGCTGCTGATTACAGTCGTCGATCCCGCTCATTCTAACCGATTCCGTGAACATTCGAACGCTTCCCCCTGCTACTTCTTGAACCCATACCGAGCCTGCAAAAGACTTGTCCCGGTGTTGAGAACGCTGCCGGCAGCTTGCCACCTCGATTGACTTTGTGCGGCTTCCCCGGCCGCCAAGCCCGCAGCCCCTTCCTTGCGTGAAATCTCCGCGCGCTTCCGGAGATCTTCCCCTTGAACAGTGTAGCCGTACGCCTCACGTTGGGCGTTCGTCCGGATCGTCAGTGCATCCAACTCGCCCAGGAAGGCGGCGTCCGCTTGCACGTCCACGGCCGACCCGAAGCCAACGTCGACGTTGCTCGCCGCGATGCCGGCGCGCTGGCTCCCTATCATCACCCGGACGCCTTGCCGGAACCTCTGCTCCTCGAAGGCGCCGCGCTCGACCGAGTCCTTCGCCTGCAGGTCCGCGACGGCGGCGTTGTATTCGTCGAGCTGCGCGACCGACTCGTCAGCCGCCTGCACCGCTTCGCCCGACTTCTTGGCGGCGTTACCCGACTTCACGGCGCCGACCGCTTGAGTGATCGCGCCGGCCGCGGCAATCCCGAGCGCGATAGCGGTCATCAGCATTGGCTACCCTCCGAGTTCCACATTTGGAATGACCGCCAAGATCCCGATCGGGAGCGGGTCCGTCTGTCGGATCAGCACCCGTCCGGCCTTGTTGAACGTCGACGTCAGACTGAGTTCGACCTGCCCCGTGTAGGGCGGCGTCAGGCTCTCGAAGACGGTCGGCGTGTAGCGCCGCAGATGGGCAACGTCCGGCCCCGCGTAGAAGCTCCGGGAGCTGGCGTCCAGAATGACGTTGATGGCCGAGACCCGCTTCTGTGCCGGCCGCACTGCGGACCCTTGCACGTCGAGATCGAGCGTCTCCAGATCCGGATAGGCGATCCGAAGGCCGACGTGGATGTCGGTGTAACTCGCCGGCAAGTCGACCGGCAGCGTCCCGCCCGTCACGGTGAAGTCCGCGGCGTTCGTCGCGTCTGGGTCGCCATCGAAGATGACTTCTCCGTCCCCGACCACCGCGACCACTTCGCCATTGAGATGATCCAGGCCGGTGACGTTGTCGACCGGAGACCCGTGGCGACTAAGACCGGCGTCAACGAAGAAGACGTCCTCGTTCCAGGTAATGACCTGCCGAGACGCGAACCGCTCGATGTAGCGGACCGTCGCCTCGTCGATGGTCCGGCGGACGATGACGTAGACGCCATCCTGATCGTCTTCCGGGACGACGCACACGTCGTCGAACCAGCCGTGCGTGTCATGCCAATGCCAGCCGGCGACGTATTGGTCCCGGCCCCAGGCGTCCTGCTCCAGGACGTAGGTCATGCCGAGGAGGATGCCATCGTCGCGCACGGCCCACACGACCGAATCCGGCGTTTCGGCATAGTCCAACCGGACGATGGTGTGACCGTCGACCAGATGCGAGGCGAAGAGCGTCAGGTCCCGCCCGTCGAGCCCCTCGACCTGCTGGCTGAATTGCACGTCCCGGATGATGGACCCCCGCGCCTGCAGGTAGATGATCGCGTTGCCGATGACGACCGGCGGCACGTCCGGCGCACAACCCGCATACGTTTCCTGCTCCGCGTTGATGGCGTTCGGCGCCAGGACGCCGTCGCTGCCACCCTGTACCAGCCACACGCCGCCATCGGTCAGGACCGCGAGCTGCTTCAGGCCGACCAGATGCCGGATCGGATTGTGCCCGCGTCCGGCAATCCGAAACGTCAGGGAATCATCGTCCTGAAGCGGGCTGGAGATGCCGAAGTTCGACGGAAAGCCCACGCGCGAGGCGAAGATCGCGTCCGGAACCGCAGCCGTGTAGCCGAAGAACCGCCGCTGCTGATACGTGGCCGAGACGTTCGGGTAGTTGAACTCCGTCGCGAAGAGTGCGCGCGGCACCGGCGGCGTCACCGTGAAGTCCGGCACGAAGCCCGGATCCTTGAACGTGGTCCCGGAGGCGGTCCCCACGTAGCCAAAGGTCCCATTGTCGTAGGGGTCGCAGTAGACGTAATACTCCTTCGCGTTCGCCAGGGCGGTCCAGGTGAGGCTGTTCGGTAGGTCCGCGGTCGGCTCCGCGCACCCCAGGTCCGCCACCAGTGCGCTTGTTTCGCTTTCCTCGTAATCGTCACCCACCACGGCCGTCACCTTGTAGGCATAGTAGCGGGTGCCCACGGCTCCCGGTGTCAGCACGACGTTCGTCGGACCAAGCAGCACCGTGGACGTGACGACGGTCTTGATGACCCAGGTGGTCAGGTCGACGCACGTCAGTTCTTGCGGCGCGTGGTCCTGGTGCGTCAGTGTGATCGTCCGCCCGCTCTGCGACCAATACGGTAGGTCCGACCCGAAGTCGATCGGCACCTCGAAGACGTCGTCGTCGAGCGGATACCAGTAGGTTGCGCTCGAAACCGGCGTGTGCCCGATGCCCGCCTTCAGACAGTAGTAATTGACGGCCGACGCAGAGACGAGGTCTCCGATGACGTAGTGCGTGCCGGCATCATAGGCGTCCGGGGCGTCGATCGTCACGAGCGCCCCGTCTTTGTAGAACCGGATGTAACCCGCCCCCATTTCTAGCAGCAGACTGTCGCCGGCAATCTCTGAGATGTAGGGGATGATCTTCACGGTCGGGCTCGCGGTCTTGCATTCGCCAATGAACCGCGTCCCTGGACGGTTCACGACTCCCCCTGAGCGGCGGACGATCCAGTTCTTGCACGTCCGCAGACCCGTGACGTATTTGCTTTGATCGGCGCGAGCGTGCAGAGCTGGAGCGAGCTCGCCAGCCCCGAACGATCGTTGAATGACCGGCTGCGGGTTCATCAGTTACGGCCCGTGATCCATTCCGCGTCTCCCGGCTTCTCCTGCTGCTGCTCCCGGACGTCGGCGTATTGTGCCTTCGCGATCGCCACGCCATACATCTGCCACGCGAAGCGCGCCGCAGCGCCCCGGAGTTGCGTCTCCGTGGCCTTCCGTTCCTTCGGGTCGACCTGTGGGCCACGACCGAGCTGCTCGACGGCCGCAGGGTCGACCTGGGCGAGAGATGGCGCCAGGGAGGCCGCCAGCCGCCACGCGAAGGCATCCCTGAAGAGGGCGTCCGCGCAGGCTACCGCCGACGGGATACGGGCCGTGTATTCGATGGCGACGTCCTTCGCCGTGTTTTCGAGGTTGGTGTAGAGCAGTGCCCCGGTGTCGTCCTGTCCCATCCGGAAGGGAATCGGATCGGCATCGAACACCCGCCCGGTTGCCGGCACGATCCGCCGCACGAAGACGCAGTCCGCCGGCAGGCGATAGGTGAAGCACCAGTCGTCGTTGACTGGATCGTCTGCGGTCCCGTCAATCGGGACCAGGTCTGTGTCGTATTTCGTCGCGAACGCCCACGGATGATCTCGGAGGGTCGACCGGAGTTCGTCCTCGAACAGCACCCGAACCGCGTCCGCCTCTCGGCTCTGTTCGGTGCTGAGGTTCGCGACCGTGCGCGCGCCGATACGAATCAGCGCCCGATTGACCGCCGCGAGGTTTGCCGCCGTCGCGGCCGCAGTCGGATCGAGTCCGTCCGGGTCGAGGACCGTTCGGACGCCAGGGTTCCCCGGTCGGAGGACCAGTGTCGCCCGGTTGATCGCGTTCTGGTATTCCGATTCGCAGACCTTGACGACGTCCGCGATACGCGTCAGCGGGCCGGCGATGCGCGCCGCGAGTTTCCAGACGAACGCGTCGAGGAAGAGCGGATCCCCTTGCGCCGCCGTGCATTCCGGTCTCGCCGTGTATTCCAGAACCGCGCTCGCCTGATTCGTGAAGATCCGGCCGCCCGTGTCGTCGAAGCTCAGTTGGAACGGTGGCGGAGTGGGATTGACCGCGCCCGTGCGCAGGACGACGATGCGCCGCTCGAAGACGCAGTCAACTGGCCGGCGGTAGCTGTAAGTCCAATCGTCATTCATCGGCGCGGCGATGGTTCCCGAGAGTAGCGTCAGTGCCGCGTAACGTGTGGCGAACGGCCACGGGAAATCGCGGAGCGTTTGTTCGAGCGCGCGCGCGTAGTGCAGCCGGAGGCATTCAGCCTCTTCAGTGTTGTCGGTCCCAGGGTCCACAGTGCGCTTCGAGATCCCGATCCGTGACAGGGCATCATCGAATACGCGCTTGGTGTAGGGCAGACACGCCGCTTCGAGGTCGCTCAGGATGTCGTCCGCCCCACCTCCGGGAGCGCCAGGCGTGTCTCCGCCTCCGGCGCCGGGTCCGGGTCCAGGACCGGGCGGCTCTTCCGGCGGCTCCGGCTCTTCCGCATCGAGACCCCACTGACTACCGCCCGGAGAGGTGGGCTCGACCGGAATGAACTCGCCATGTTCACTGAAGCCATCCCCCGCGGCGCCGGCCGCTGTCCCGCCCATGATGACGAAGACGTTATACACGACAGCATTCGTGTTCAGCGTGGTGCCGACGGTAATCTCGTCCGGGGCTCCCGTGACGATCGCGGTGGTGAGCTGGCTACCGTCCGAGAGTTTGGTGGAGTTCCCTCCGGCGTGCGAGGCGTCCTTGAAGTAACCGAGCGCCGTGTTCGGCTGGACGATTACCCAGAGCGGACGCTTCCCCGACGGGTTCGGCAGGGCGATCGACCGCGTGCCGCCGGCGCCGTTGCCGGTGTAGGTGGTCACGCGCACCACGTCGAAGCGACCCGGATCGACGCTCCCCGGCTCGATCATCCGGAAGAGGGAGAAGTTGAGCCCGACCTCCGTTGCCCCGAACATCGCATCGGCCCCGAGCGTGAGGGTGCCGGCGCCGAAGGTCACAGCCGAGGCCAGTTGCGAGCCGCTCAGTTTCGTGAGCGCCGCGGCCGCGTTCCCTGGACCCTTGATCGCCATCATGTCCACACCCGATCCATTGTTCGGGTGTTCGTTCTGGAACCAGCCCCAGATCGGCGTAAAGCCCGTATCGATCAGCGCATGGACGAGGCCCGCGATGTTCGCCGTGACGTGCGCGCTCGCGCCGTTCAGCATGTAGCGTTGCCCTGGATCGGCGATTGCGACGTAGACGTAGGTCTGTCCGGTCTGATTGACTTCGATGTCCGCGCCGGCGATCCGCACGATCGTCTGCTGCTCTTGTGCGCCCTCCGCGTCCACAGCCAGCCACGACCAGGTCGAATCGATCACGCCGATCACGTTCCACATCGGTCCGGTGTCGCTGAGGACGTCGACGTGCACGAGGGTCGGCTTCCAGACGAGAATATCCGTCGGCACGACGCCGGCAGGCTTCTGAAGGATGCCCCAATTGTTTCCGTCGCCGGCGTTGTCGGCATTGAGCGCCCGGCAGATCAGCTTCAGCAGCTCGAGCTTGTTCTCGTTGGTCCCGTCGAGCAGGCCGATGTTGGCGGCGACGAGCGTCACGACCTGGTCAGCGCGATCGGGAAGCGCACCGGTTCCCGTCGGAACCCCGCCCGCCGGCGTGACGACAAAGGTCGGATCGATGAGTTGGTCGGGCACGTTCCAGGACTTCGGACTCTCTTCGTCCTTTTGCGAGGCCCCGAGCTTCGAGGACCACCAACGGATCGTCTTCGGCGAGTTCGCTGAGACGGTGACGCGCCGAATCCAGAGCCAATGCACCGGCGCCCGGAAGGTCAGCTCTTGCCCGGTGCTGTTTCCCGCGTAGGTGCCGGACTTGATGACAACCGGCACGAACGGCGGCGAGACCGTGCGCGCCCAGGGCGTGCGCGGATAGGGCGCATTGTGAATTCCGAGGAAGGGCAGCGGGTCCCGCAGGTCTACCGGCACGGTGGGCGGATAGTCCTCGTCTCCGAACGTGCCGATCAGTTCCGCCGACGCCATCAGGCACGCGACCTTCGACGAGGTCGTATCCGCGCCCTTGACGTGCTGAAGTTCAAGGCCAGTGAGCGCCGCCGGGCTCAATAGACCGGACACGCTCACCATGACGCCGTTCCAGCCGATATAGGTCGCTTCCCGCTGTATGATGGCGCCCAGGATCGCGGCCGCCGGCGGAAGCTTATAGCCGAGTGTGCCGCTCGTCGTGCCCCGCCACGAGAACAGCGCCACATAGAACGCGACGCAGCCAAGCGAACCAGGCACGCCCTCGACCGACTGTGCCGCATCGGTTGTCACCGCAAGTTTGGCTCCTGCCGTGGTGCTGAGGGCTCCCTCGCAGAGCGACCAATCGAACCGCGCCGGCCGCTGCATCAAGAGCCGCCAGTTTGTCGACCAATCCGCGTTATCGGCGCTCATGCCGCTTGGACGAATCAGCACGCCGCGACTGCCGTTCACCCAATCGAGGCCGGTGATCGATGGAAGATTTGAGTCCGCCCGCTGTGCGTTCCATGTCAGCGGCGTCTGAGCCGGAATCTGCGCGTTCATCCAGAAGCCGATGTCGAACTCCATCGTGTGAGCGACGGGCGATCCTATTTCGCTCGTGTTGTGGGCCGCCGCTTGACCCATCCCGCCCTGCGAATCGGCCACGGTTCCAATTAGAGCCGGTTCGCCGTTGAGATAAACCTGAATCTGGCCTGACGTGGCCGCCGCGAGGCAGTACTGCACAAGCAGGTCGAGCTTATACCAACGGTCGATCTCCAGGGCCACGGTAGACCCGAGCAGCGCCATCGTCCCGGCCGCGTTGCGGTTCGAGACGACGATCTGCCCGCTTGGGCTGATTTGCAGAACCGCCCCGGCCTGATTCGAAATCGAATTCCGACAGCACCAGAACGTCACGGCCGCGGTCGGGACTTTCCGGAGTCGCACGTAGAGGCGTTCCCACGATTCGTGCGCGAGCGGCGTCACGATGGCGTTGCCACCGTGGTTCCCCGTGAGGAACCGGGTTCGCACGCCGGCCAGCCCGCGCATCGCGAAGCCGTAGCCGTCCACGGCTCGGGCCGCATCGCGGGACATGAACGCCGACATCTCCGTCGCACCATCGCCAGGATCGAGGGCGGTCGGTTCGAAGAGTTGGAAGGTGTCGATCCAGCGGCGGACCGCGATCGCTGCGCGCGGTCCCCCGGCGTCGCCGGTCGCGGAGTCTTGCGGCGCGTCGTAGACGAACACCCCGCGCCAGTAGAAGCGGACCGTGGTGCCGAACAGCCAGGGGATTCCGAACCACCCTCCCGACTTCCGGACGAACGTCGCCACGTTGCGCGGGAAGTTGTTGCCGTCGGTGAACCACTCGCTATAGATGTAGGGCGTGGTCGGGACGGTGTCCTTCGGACCGATGAGCGGGAGCGGATGCACGTCGGTCGTCTGGAACTCGACATCGGCGCCCGTTTCCGGCGCCCGGATGATCGCGTTGACCGCCGTGCCCTGCTTCGAGGTTTCACCCGGAGGCGTCCCCTGAAGTTGCGCGACGAGGGTCGCGTCCTGAAGGTGAACCTCGAAGGTGAGATATTGGATCTTTGCCATCGGTCCCCTCGCCTATTACCGGAAGAAGCCCAGGATATAGAGGATCAGCAGGATCAGCAGCAGCCCGCCCAGGCTGATCGCCCCGGTCTGCGGCCCACCGTAGTAGGTTCCCCCGCCCCCGAACAGGAGCAGAAGAACTAAGATCAAGAGAATCGGGCTCATGGATTCCCCTCTTTCTATTGGGAGATTTTCGTGCCTGCCGCAACCGTCACCGCTTCCGTCGTCGCCGCCTTTTGTGCGAGGAGCGCCGCCGCCTGCTTCATGTCCGCGACGATCGTCTTGAAGAGTTCGAGGTCTTTCTGCAGTGCGTCGATCTTCGCGTTCTGCAACGACGCTTGACTGTTGACGTGGCCGGTGATGACCTTCGCTTCCGCGAGGGTGTCATTGGTCGTCGTCTGAGCGCCCGTGGTCGTTGCGTGGATGGCATCGACGACGGTCTTCGTCTTGACGGCCATGATGACGTTCACGATTACGCCACCGATCGCCGCGACAAGCGTCACGAGCCCGCCGATGATCAGCAGCCACTCCGGAGCGGTGTAGACCGCTGCGGCGACGAGTCCCCCGGCGGCGACAAGCGGCGTAGCGATACTGGTCGCGGCGTGCGTCATGGTCATGGTGATTCTCTTTCTACGGCGCTTCCTCACCGTGTAGCCAGTAGTCGGGTGGGGCCATGAAGAGGTCTCCCAATGCGATCTCGTCGTCGACCGAGAGCGCATCGTCCTTGAGGAGATCCGGGGTCAACAGCCACTTGTCATCGATCTCGACCGTGACGGCGGCCAATTCGTTGACCCGCTTGACAAACTCGGGGATGTTGGCCGGAAAGACCGCGAACAGCGTGTCGCCCCGGCCCATTTGCCTCTCCATCGGGGTCGCCTCGCGTTCTTCGCCTAATTCCCGGACCAACGCCTCCCGTTCGGTCTGGAAATGCTGGATCTCAGCACGAACCGCAGCGATCAGCCGTCCCATGTGGTAGCGATCCTTCGCCGGTCGCTTGACCTTCGCCAGTTCGTTCAGGATCGGTTCCGCGTTTGCGAGTGCCCCGAGTGTCGTCGTCATACTCCCCCTCATTCAAACTTCCAGAGGCCGTTCATCAGGCCCTTGCAACACACCACGATCCGGCGCATACCATACTCAGCGAGCGTGTAGGCCGTGGTGATGATCTGAGCCAATTTCGGCTCTTGGCCTGATTCCGTGCAGATGCGGGTTTCGACCTGTCCGCGCAGTTCGCCCGGATGGACATCTTCCGCGAGGCACCCCCGAATGAATGCCACCTCATCCTGTCGCCCGTCTGGTCGCACCACGTTGAAACTGACTGCGCCTAGTGTCCCGCGCCACGACGCATAGGAGGACGCGAATCGCCACTTGGGAGGATCCTCATCCTGCCACTGTGTCATCTCGCCTTGGAGGACCGGACCATCTGGTCCGATGAACACCCTGCCCACAATTTCCCCATTGTCCTTCTTGAACAGGAGTTCGCCATTTTCTAGTGTCACGTTGCCGGATTTGGGGATTTGGTTGCCCATAGTCTCCTCTACTGGTTCCTCATAGGGCCGGACACGGGCCGACTGATGACACGAAATCGCCCCTTCCCTGTCCGCCGCGCTGCGCCTTCGCGACCAGATCCGCGTAGTTCTGGTACCCTCGCTGAACCGCACGGCGATCCAGGGCTGCAGTACTGCGCTGGCCCATGATGAGCGGCACCCCCTGCTTGACCCAATCCAGATCGCCAATCGCCGTGAGCACCTCGGGCGGCTCGCCCGGCGCCTTCTGAAATCCCAAGTGGTGTGCCATTGGCGCGTTCTTCAGCAAGTCCACATCCGCAATCAGTGCGAACGCGTGGGTAACCCCCTCAGCCTGCAGCGCGGTGACCATCTGCTCCAGCAGCGCCTTGATGACCGAGGGCGTGCGCGCGTCCTCGTTCACATACACCGGCTCGGCGTGACACGCCATGAAGATCATCCACGACCCCACGATACGCCCTTCGCGCTCAACAATACAGATCCGCGCACTAGCTGGGTCAGGGATCCCATTCGCCGCGAACTGCTGCGCGAGCGGACTCTCGGGCTGTTCGGTGAGGATTCGGGGCCACTCCGCGGGCGGCAGGACGCGGGCGATCAGCGGCATGTCAGGGCTCCTACTGAATCTCAAAGATGGCGAACAGATTGACGGCTGTGTTGTTGGTCGAAGCCGACCAATTTGCCAGCGCCGTACGGTAGATACCGAAATACGCCGCACCCGCCGCCGCGTACGCGATCCCGGGCTGGAGCCCTCCGCCATTGTCGTTGACGGAAATGATCAGGCCACACACCGTCTGCGCGAGCTTGCCGCCGGGAATGGCAATCCGCAAGTCCTGCCCCGGCGTCCCCCCGACCGTCGTAGCGGTCAGAAGCACGCTGAGAAACATCGTCTTGCCCATGATGAGGTACGTGAAGTTCGTTACGTCGCCCGCGGCGACCGTCCACGTCATTGCGCCGCCCGCCGTGAAGTCGCCCGCATTGAAGGGGTGGGCGGTCCACGCCCCATGCCCGCCGATGTTGGCCTGCACCGCTGCGGGCAGCGTGGTGAGCCACTTCACATCGGTCGCATCCGATCCCACCACGGCGTTCGCGGTCAGCCCCAGCCGTGCCCACTTAGGCGTCGCGTTCCCGTACAACACATCCCCACGTGCCACCGTATCGGCCAGTGCGTCTCCATGGGAGGCGGACAGCACGTTGTGGGCGGTGGGAGGAAACGTCGCAGGACTCCCATGCGTATGATCCCGCCGAGCCGCCACAACCGCTGTTCCCGCTGCCGCTGCCGCACTCTCAGCAATCGTGGTGGGCACCGTCGCATCGAACAAGGCTTTCCATGAGGGGCGAGTCTCACCATTCGCCACGGCGAGGTGATTGATCAAGCCCGCAGCGGGAACGGAGATCGCCAGCGCCGCCCACTTCGGGGTGACGTTGCCGATGATGATCGACCCGTCAGCGACGGATGCCGGAAGCGTGTCCGCGTGCGTTGTAGACAGTAGATCGTGCGGACTCGCCGACACTGGCTGAGGATCGGCGAGCTGACCATGCAGTCCCTCGACCGACAGGGGCGTGCCGTCCTGCCGTCGTTGCGGCATGAAGGAGACCGTCCGGACGCGCGAGGCTTTGTCTCTCGACATCTAGGTGCCGCTACATGCCGCCGCTTGACTAACGACGAGCCCGGCCGTGTTGATGCACAGGAAGCGCACGCCCGACGCGGCCGGAGTGGGCTGCGCTCGCAGCGCCAGCATGTAGCCCCTCCGACCGTAGATAATCGCCGTCCCTCCGCCTGTGAAGGTCCCCGCCCGGAGCCGAACCGCTTGTAGGCCCACGTTCGAGACCGTCCAGGAGCCGCCCGCCGTGGCAGTTGTCGCCAGGGAGAGGTTCGCCGGACTTGTGACCGTAATGGTCCGCCAGTCCACGCCGTTGACCGTGCCCTCGAAGGTGAGGGTGCCGGTAAACGTCCCGGAGATGTCAATCGTAAATGTGGCGTTCGTGCCGAGCCCGTAGGACACGCACGCGCCCGCCGTGGCGCACGCCCCCGCGTCCTGAGCCGTGATGTTGTCCGGGCCGGCGAGTTGCGCGACCGCCCGAGGCGGCGAGCCGAGCAGAAAGGCCAGCACGAGCAGCGCCGGGATGAGTCGGAGTCTGTTGAGTGTCATCGATCGTTCTCCTTGTCCCAGGACGGCCCCGGTTAGCCGAGGACGCCCGGATCCATGCCCGGCGGCAGGTCGACGTCTGTCGGGATGCCGGCGGCCCGCTGCATGATGCCCCGGTGTTCGGTGGCGAGCGCCTCGCGGCCCGTGGTGATCTTCTCCGGGGTCGCCGCGTCGACCCGCTCCATCCATCGGGAGGTGAAGTGGCGCGCGTCCGAGAGGACGAAGACGTCCCCGAGACGGATGCGGCGGTGTTCGTAGTAGCCGACTTCGATGGCCCGGACCTTCAGGCGCTTCGGCGCGCTGACGGTTGGCGCGGAGGCGGCCGGCGTCGGTTCGATGTTGATCGGTGTCGGCGCTCGGTGTGTGGGTAGCGCCGCGTGTGACTTTGCCATCAGAATCCTCCACGGAGAAACGAGAGACAGGAAACGGCTGCCGGCCGCGTTCGGTGCCACCGGCAGCCTTTAGGCATCGCGCGGACCTAGCTGATCGTGTAGCCCGACGGATACGCCTTCGCGAGCATGTTGAAGAGCGAGCGGCTCGTCAGCCAGGCCGTGAAGGTGACGGACGACGCGGCGCCCGCCTTGACGACCTGCAGCCCGAGATACTGCAGGAGCGGCTTGCCGATCGGAATCGGCAGGAAGAACCGCGCACCCGCGACGAGGTCCGTCGCCGCCATGAGCCGGCTCGTCAGCACGACCGGACCAGAGAGTGCCGCGGCGGCCGACTCGATGACCTGGAACGTGTAGGTTTCCCCACCCGTCAGCACGGCGAGGGTGTCGATCGACACGCCGAAGCCGATCTCCTCACCGGTGCCAACCTCCGAATCCACCATCCCGGTGTCGATGCTGTAGTCCGACAGGTCGGTGTCCGCAGCCGTGACCGTCTGCGCGTCCGACACGACCAAGAGCTTATCGAGGAACATGGTTGATCTCCTTCGTGAACGTAACAGGTTGACCAGTGAACGAGTGCCGAGTCCCGACAACGGGACCCGGCCAGGACCATCGTGTCCGCTCGTTCTAGCTGACGGCCGGCGTCTCCGCTTCGAGCAGGGCGTCGCACGTCTTGATCGGGATGCCCCGGAACGTCGCCTTGCGCTTCCCATCGACGTTGTCGAACGTCAGACCCCCGCCCGCGCTGACCGCCGCCGTCTGCTGGATGTCGAGCATCTCGAGCACCGTCCGATTGGCGTAGAACACGGGCCGCCCCATCCCGAGCGACGGAATGCGGTGGATCGCCTTCGCCATGAAGTTCAGCAGAACCGCCTGCGACCCGGCATTGGCGACGAGGTCCGAGATGTCGATGTTGCAGATCCGGACGACGTAGCGCCAATCCTTGACACACAGCCCCGCCTTCCACTGGAAGCGGTCGGTCATGGCGACCATCTTCGCCCCGGTCACGCCCCCGGCGTTCTGGATGACCTGCTCACCCTTGTCCTCGTGGATGAGGCCCGCCTTGCTGCCCTTCGGGAAGAGTCCGAAGACGGTCTCCGGCCCCCAACAGATCAGCCACATCGAGGAGTTGTCGCTCCCCGACCCGCCGCCCTTGATGACGTTCTTGCCGTTGCCGGCGGTGCTGAGGGAGTAGCGAGCCGACAGGCCCGTGAACTCCTCCGGAGCCAAGCCGGCGTTGCCGTAGAAGAGGGTCGACGCCATCTCCTGATTCATCGCTTCGAGATACGCGCGAGCTTCGGACAGTCGGAAGGCTGCCGTGTTGCCGTTCAACATCAGCAGATCCTTGTCGACCTCTGACCAGCCCTCGAGCATCCCGCAGTTCTCGTCGACCTGCGCGGTGCGGCTCTTCGACGTCAGCACGCCCTGATTCAGGAGGCGCCAGTAGACCGTCGGGAGCCCGGTGCGAATCGTGACCCGATGCCCGGTCGGGAGGTTGCCCTCGACGAACGTCATATCCTCGAGGATCTCGTTCGTCTGCGAGAGCAGTTCCACGATGACCGGAACCTTGCCGTCCGGATCGAGCCGCTTGGCCCAATCCAGCAGCGTGAGCGATGTCACTGCAAGTGCGGTTGCCATTGTTCAGTCTCCTGTGATGCCGGACGACTACGTGCCCTTGGTGTCAGGGTAGAGCTTCGAGGCCGCATCCACAGGCCCGCTCGCTCCGCCCTTTCCGCCGACGACGCCGTCTTCCGCCATCAGTCTGCCGAGGTCCGCCAGGAATGACACGACCTCGATATGGTTGCCGGCTCCGCCGCGATTGATGAACTCGAGGAACGATGCCCGGCGCGCGTGCCCTTCAGGCCGGATCCGATTGATGACCTTCAGCGCGAGCTGCTGCGTCTCCTGCAGCTTGACGCCGCCGTAGTCCGGATCCGCTTCCGTGGTCGCACGGAACCGCGTGCTTTGCTCGAGGACGAGCCGGTCCTGTTCGTTCAGGGCCGCCTGAGCCTGTTCGTTCGTCCAGTTCGACTTCCTCGCGACCTGTTCCACGTAATCACGATCGGCTGCGTTCAGTCGACCGCCGTCCGGCAGCTTCAGCTCATACTTCTCAGGGGCCTTCGGCGCCGGCTGTGCCGTGCCGTCCTTGCCCCCGGTTTCTGGCGCTGCTGTGCCTTTCCCGTCCGCCCCCTTGCCCGCTGCCGCGGCTGCTGCATCGCTGGCCGCCTTCGTGGCTGCCGCTGCCGCCGCGTCACCGACGACTGTCCCGGCCGCTGCCGCTCCGGCTTGCGTGCCGTCTGCCGCCTTCGCTCCGCTCCCGCCTTCGGTGGTGTCCTGTAGCGGGAACCTGATCTGAGTCTTCATTGGTCGCTCCTTGGCTCCGTCGAGGATGCTGTCAGCGTGGCCTCGACTTCGCGATCTGTTCGGCGAGCCCGTTGCCGGGCCTCGCGCTCCATGAGGAGATAGCCCGCTTCGTCCACCTGGACGAGCAGCGCCATCAGCTTGTGCCCGTGATCTTGTCGCCCCGCGTTGTAGTGAATGAGCGCCGATGGGGACCACACCGACTCGAAGACGCCCGCTTGGCAAATCTGATCCCACAGCGCCGCTCGGCCTTCGTAGGTCGACAGGACCGTCCGATACCAGCCTTGCCGTTCTTCCTCGACGCGCTTCTCCCGACGGCCCGAGGTCCGGACCTGCTTCTCGTCGGCGACGTTCCCCTGATAGGCGCGTGGTTCCATGATCCTATGCGGTCGTGATCGTGCCGTTGCCGTAGATGACTTGCCACTTCGCGCCGTTCCACGCGAGCAAGATGAAGGTGCCAACCGCGGCCAGCGAGACGACCGTGGTCTGGACACCGGAGGCGTTGACGATATTCGCGTAGTCGAGTGTCGGCACGTCGGATCCGTTCGTCCGCGTTCCCACGCGGATGAGTTTCCGCTGGCCGATAATGGCGCCGGTGCCGTCGCCGATCGTCACCAGTTCCGCGCCCGCGGTTCCGCCCGTCTTCAGGACCGTCTCGTAACTGTCCAGACTGACCGCACGCGCCGCGGCAGCCGTGACCAGCGTCTCAGTCGACCGCAGGCTCTCCGGGCCGTTGAACGACAGCCCGCCATTGTCGAGCGCCCAAGCGAGAGGACGGCCGGCCCGATCGAAGAGGACCGCGTCGACCCGCTCCCCGTTCACGTCGTTGAGGGTGTAGGCGATCGCGTTCGCCGTGCTGGCGACGATGCAATTCCAGGCGTAGCGGATCGGGAAGTCGCTGTCGTTTCGGATCGTCGTGCTGACGACCGTCCCGGTGAGCGCCACGGACGCGCCGCTGTAGCCGAGCAGCACGCCGTTGACGTCATAGACGGGTTGCCACGTCGCCCCATCCCGAGACTGGCCGAGGCCGACACTGCCGTTGAAGGTTTGTTCAGACGCGACAATCAGCGACACCGTCGCCGTCTGTCCTGGTTTCAGCAGAAGGATCCGAGAGACGCCGAGCGCGCTCAACGTGCCCGTGATGTTCATGGAGTGGCTCCTTGTCCGGCGCCCGGCTGCATCATCGCGTCGAGGGCGCTGCCGGTGTTCATGGGTGTGGTGCCTGCGGCGTGCGCCGCCTGTCCGAGGTTCTTCGCGTTCTCGGCTGCCTGCGCGGCTGCCTGTGCCTGCTCGTCCTGCGCGACAAGGGCCTCCGCGTCTTCCGTTGACCGCACAGAGCGAGGATCGACGCCCGTCATCTCCGCGTAGTTGTCGACGATCCGCATGATGTCAACCTTGCGGCGTACCTCCGGGAAGATGGGAATCAACGGGAGCGTCGACTGCATGAAGCGGTCCTGTCCCACGATGCCGACGAGCCGCTGCGCTTGCGCGAGGATGCTGATGTATTCAACCTTCAGCTTCATCCCCTGCAGTTCGTCCGGAGGGTCCGGCACCATGCCGGCGGCTTCCATGAGGTTGTAGACCCGATCGACGAGAGGATCGAGCAGCTCGTCGTTCGTGCGCTCGAGGACTGGACCCAGGGCGAGGAGTTTCTCTTCGTGCCGCTCGTCCACTTCGCGCGCCGTCATCGGTTCGACGGTCCCGCGACTCTGGTCCTGCTGTGCGAGCATCAGGAAGAGGTCCTCGTAGAACGCCCGCTGAATCCGATATTGCGTCTCGCGCGTGTCCGCCGTGAGGTCCCCGAGGTCCAGCCGGATCTCATGCGCCGCCCGGAGCCCTTGCATCCCTTCGCGCACGTCGACGAAGGTGATGTCGCCGGCGAGGATCGATGTCTTCTGCGTCCGCAGGCTCGACGGTCCGGTCATCGGAGGATTGACCTGCTTCTCGATCGCTTGCCCTTTGCGACGCTGCATGATTTGGAGTTGCTTGATGTCCCCGAGCGCCGTCATGCCAGGGCAGTCCGTCCCGTAGCAGTCTTCCGGGCTCGTCACGTCCCACCGAGGCGCGAGGATCGGGAATGTCTTGAACCCGCTCTCGCGCAGGAACCCCGAGGGCGTCTCCATCTTCCCCTCGAGGCCGCGTTCGAAGTGGACAGACAGCCACGGCAGGAAGCGCGCCTCGAACCGCCGGGCGTCCGGCTCATCGTTTGGCAGCACAGCCCAGATCAGCGAGATCGGATTCTCGTAATCGCCGCGGTCCCACTGGTTCTTGATGTTGGGCGAGATCGCCGTCCAGTCGATAGCCTTCGAGCCCTTCACGCGCCCGAACGTCTCGACGACCTGTCGGACGGTCAGCTCATACTCGCGCATGAACGTCGTCGCCACACCGCGAGAGTCGAGACCGATGACGTAGCTGCCGATCGGATAGGTGTAGGCGCGGAAGAGATCCCGGCTGTCGTCGAGGATCGACATCGCGCCGGTGCCGAAGACGCCGAGGTCCCCGTAGACAATCGGGAGCGCGTTGTAGAGGTTCGACTCGAGAAAGATCGACAACATCCGTTGCGTGACGACGTGCAGCCAGTCGCGCACGGGGCCGAACTCTGCCAGCTCAGGGTCCGGCGTCGTCAGCTTCATCCACGGGCGCGCTGGAGATGTCAGGCCGGCGTGGAGTCCAGACGCGAGTGTGCGCGCCGCAAAGCGTCCGGTGCTGTCGATGATGTTTTGGTTGCGCTTGTCCCCGCGGTTGCGGTCGCCCGGCCAGAACCGCGTGCGTCGAGGGAGCAGGAAGTCGCCGAGTTCCCGCCAGTGATCGTCAAAGCTCGCGCGGTCGCCCCACATGGCCGTCCGGAGCTTCTCGATGCGGTTGCGGCGATCGAGTTCCGGCATCCTATCCTCCGAGGAGCGTCTTCGGCACGAGCGTCGCCGACGTCTTGCCGGCAGCCGTCCCGAGGATCGTCGGCTTCAGTCCCGTTGTCGGGACTTGCCCCGCCTTGCGCTTCGCGCGTGTCGCCGCCTGCAGGGCGAGCGGCAGATAGGCCGCCTGAGCCATCCCAACGGTTTCAGGAAGCGTCGGAGCCGTGACGGTAGGAGCGGGAGCAGTTCGAGGCGTGGGAGTGTAGGGCGAGGCAGGAGTGGACGATCCGAACCATGCCATTGTCACCCACCTTTCACGGCGGCAGATCCATCAGATAGGCGGTCTCGACCTCGACAGCACCCCACCGGCGGTAGAACGTCCCCACTGTCGAGCCAGCGGGTGCGACAAGTTTTAGCACTCTTGCCATTTTTTGTCTACACCAATCAATTCCTGTCACCAAGAGGCGCGGGCCGATGGTCCCCTTCCGATGTTCAGGTTCGACCCACCAGGCGAGTTCTTCGGCGCAGAGTTGCCCGCTCATCGGGTGCGGGAGGGCGACCAGGCCGAGCATCCCCTCGATACGCCCGTCGAGTTCTGCCACAAAGACGACGCCGATGATGCTGTTCTGTTGTGCGATGACGGCGACCATGAGCGCCTCGACCGCTGCCGGCGCCCAGGGGACGAGGGAGGCGTAGATCGTGGAAGCGTGGAAGCGTTCCGCCAGCTCGAGCAGGCGAGGGAGGTCGTCGAGGGTGGCTTCACGGATGACCACTGAGGCGCCTCCGATACGCACGGCATCGGTCGTTCATGCGTTCCTGTTGACAGTCCGCGAGCATACAGTAGCGACGCCGTCCATGAGTGGCGAGAAAGCTCCGCCCACATCCCGGCCGCCGGCAGACCCGTACCATCCTCACCACTGCACGAACCGCTCGCTCGAGGAGCTTCAGGAGCCGCCGCAGGTCCCCTTGAGAGAGTTCCCGCGTCACTTCTTTGCCTCTTTCGCCAGCCGGCGCGCGAGCTTGTCCGCCTTCCGTGCCGCCTTGCCCCTAATCTTGGGAACGAGTCGCTTGAGCGTCCGCCCACCCTCGCCCACGGTCAGGTAGACGACGCTGTCCTTCCCCTTCACCCGGAGACCTGGACGCAGCCGGAACAGTGGGTTCGCTTTGTGCGCCGCCTGCAGGATGATGTTGACCGGCCTCACCGCTTGCCCTTGCGCGCATAGTGTGCCTTTGAGAGGGCGATGGCGACATTCTGCTCGTGCGCTGTCGGTGAGGCGTTCCGCCGCTTGCCTGCCGCCGTCTGCGAGTGCGAGAGTTCTCGGATGTTGCTTGAGATCGTCGCGCGACTCTTGCCTGCCTTCAGTGGCATGATGGTCCTCCTACTGTCCGCTCCGATACGGGTCGCGATCATAGTCCAGCTTGCCGATGCTGGCGAACGGGTCCCGCTCGTGCAGTGTGGTGTTCACGTTCTGCAGCCGAGACATCACCTGGTTCGGCATATCCGGAATCGCGAACGTGAGCGCGAGCGCGTCCGCCAGGTCAGGCGACCGGCCGAGCCGTTTCTTGATCAGGTCTTTCTCTTCGAGGATGAATTTTCCGTTCAGGAAGGTGTAAGTCGGCGTCGTCAGCTCTGCGACCAGCTCCCGAACATTCGGAAGCGCCCCGCCGTTCTTCACCCATTCCGCCATGACCATCCACATTTCCGCGCGGCGGTTCCGATACCGCGGGTCCAGCGCCGGGTCTGAGAACACGACAGGGAACGCCGGCCGTCCCGCCGTGAGTAGGTTATCTATGACGCCGTGACCCCAGTGCCCCGTGTCGTCGACAAAGACGAGCGGCAACTCTCCGTCCTTCGCCCAAGCATCCTGTCCTTGCGCCACGCGCGCTGCGATGTTCGTCGTTCGGACGTTCCGCATAACGATCGGCCGCCACGTCGCCATGCCCTGACGCGGGAACAGAACCGTTCGATCGTCCCCGAAGCGCGCGACGTCTACCCCTATCCGCTTCTGAGCCCAATCGTAAACGTCTTCGGTTAGATGCTTGCCCATCGCCGCCTCGACCTCTTCGATGCCTAGGAGGGAGTTGAGCGAAGCGGCCGGGAATTGCCCGAGGATGTAGCTCTTCACCCACGGATTCTCCCGACCATACATTCCAACCTGCTGCTTTGCCCACGCGAGCGGTTCCGGCCCCACGCGCGGAGAATGCACCCAAGCTTCAGGATCGTCCGGGTCCCCGGTCACGCGGATGATGATCCAGAGCGACCGTAATTCATTTGCCGCAGCGTAGAGCATCCCTTCAAGGCTGATCGGGTTGCCGGCCTGGACGATCTTCCCGAAGCTACAGCGAGAGAGCGCCTGCTCTGCTGCCCGGAGGATGGTGGTTGGAATAGCGCCCGACTCGTCGACCTGCGCCATCACGTATTTCGAGTGCAGACCCGAGAGTGTAGCGCCCTGCTCGTCAGCGTTCGACTTCTTTGGGAAGGAGCGAGCCGAGAAGAACCATGTTTCCGGATGGTCGTTCGCGAAGATCCGGCCGCCCGTCCAGGTGAACGCCGTTCGGAGGTAGGCTGATCGCTGATGCCACTTGGCGTATTCCTTCCACAAGTTGTCGCGCAGGTTGTCGCCCGTGATCGCGACCGCGGCGCCTTGAGGATGCTCAAACTTCTCGCCTTGACAGCCGAGGAACCACCAGCCAGCCCACGCCAGGACGGCCGACTTACCCGGCCCGGTGCAGGCTTGGAGTGCGACGCGCCGCTCCTTAACTTTTGGTGATGCGATCGCTAGGAGCGCCCGCTCTTGCCACGAGTCCAACTGCACGCCGAATTGTGAATCGACGAATCGGAGGATCCCGCGGTCCTCGCGCCAGCTTTTCAGTATCTCGCCGATGGGCGTCATGCCGACAGTCTCCATCGGCAGTCTCCCCTTCGTGGCCGATGATATCCCTTCGTGTTGAGCGGCAGGCCGCACGATGGACAAGGACGTCGGATTGTTTGGGTCCCTTGGTTCTGCTCTCGCACGGTGGCCCATCGACAGTTGCTCGGCGTGTAGTCTCCGTCCCTGTTCGGCCATCGATCAAGAGTGCGGCCGTCTGGCCGTTCGCCCATATCCATCAGGAAGGTTGCGAATGACCTCCGCCACTCCGCGCACACAGAAATACCGCGCCCTCCGTAGCGGTCGAACCCGGCTCGTTGGGGGTTCTCACACCGAGCGACCATTGCTAGCCACGTCCGATAAGTGCGAGAGAATCCGCCCGTGGCGTGTCCGTGTCGCTCGCGCGGCTTTTTATCTGGCCCCCTGACGTTGCTCATTAGGCGTCCCGGCTCTGCTGTAGAGCGTCCTCGAGGCGGAGCGTGCCCTTGACGTTCAAAGTCGTCGAGTGGCGCCCCGTCACCTTATTTAGCTCCGCAATCGCGCGAATCCGGACGAGCCACTCCTCACCATGCGCGCGCATCGCTTCAGAGAGCAGGCGGTCGCGTTCGTCCGCGCTGGCGATGGCGTCGTCGGTGTCCCGCTTGAGCCGTTCCTTGATAGCCTTCCGGACACTAGCATTCCCTAACAGCCGAACGGCCGCCACGTCCGCCCCGCGTCGACTGTAGCCGGCAGTAATCGCCGCCCGGGTCCCGTTGCCTGCGCAGCTCCCGAGGTAGGCGTCGACGAACCGACGCATCCGGACCGAGAGCGGCTTACCCTTGGACATGCCGCTCCTCTTCCGTCATCCGATGTTGCCAGTTCTCATGATCAACCGCCGCTTCGACCAGGGCGTTGCCTGTTTGCGCCGATACGGTGAACGAACAGGTCCCGCAGACCATCTTGTAGGCTCTCCCGGTCGTGAGGGGAATTTTCGCAAGGGTGGTGCCGTCAGGTTGCTTCACGGTGATCATGGCCGCGCCTCCCCTTTGCACGGCCAATTCTGCTCGACGGCTTTCCAGAATGTGCGGGCGGCGTCGTCCGCATCCTGGCAGTCCGTCAACGTCACCCTTCCAGCGGGCGACAGCACGATCTGACAGCGAGGCCACGCCTGCTGAAGAGTGATGACGTTGTCCGTGTTCCAGTTCGTGATCGTCGATGGACCTTGCGCCTCTTGGTGTGGCTGGAAGTCTGCGAAGGTTCCATCAGGAATGCCCGGGCCACGAATCATCAGCGAGCCTAGATTTCCCTGCATCGTTGGTGCTGCTCGCGTCACGAGCAGATTGCGGGTGTCAGCTCGATTCGCTACGTAACAAGAGGCTCCGAGTGCAATCACGGACAGCACGAGAGCCACATAAGACGTCAGCCGGTCAGGGTTCGACATGGCGAGAGTCCTCCGCTTTCAGTTTTCGCTGCTTCGGCTTGGCCGTGCTTCTCAGGAGCACGTCCGGGCCGTCGCGTGCGAGCCGTTCCTGTTCCCACTTCAGGCCCAGGGCTCGCCAGTGAGCGACCATCCTCTCGGTGAGCGCGTCGTATTCGGCATCGGTCATGGGGTTGGGCATCCAGGACC